TTAGGTGCACGAAACGGTCCTCGATGCCGGCCAGGTCATCGCACATCGGAAATGGGTAGGGTGCTCCTTGGCCAAATCTTTGGTGTTGGCGCTTACGAAGTGCACCGTGTCCTTCGGGTGTTTGCGAGCGTACTCCATGACGGAGAGCCAGATCGCCGCATCGCGCGAACCCGTCTTCTCGCCCTTCGACGTTTTGCACGGAGGAAGAGCGTTCGCCTCCCTGAATGCCGCCTCGCGAAGGGCTTCTTCGCTCGTGGGAATGGTCTCGATGACTTCTCGCCACGTGCTCCGCCAGTAGGCGCGAACCCCATCCAGTTTGCACGGTCCAAGCGAGACGTCTATAGGCCAGGGAGTGGTACGCCGTAGCATCTCGATGCTCTGTGCAGCCGTCTCGTATTTTTCGCGGTACTTGATGGCCTGCTGGGCGGCAAGTTCCTCCAGTACCATCCATGGGGCCGTGACAGACTCGATGCCTACCTGCTGAATGGCTTGGATGAGATCGGCGGTACTGCTGTCCGGGCTAAAGGTTCGGAGGATGCTCGTATCCAAGATGGTCAATGTTTGGCTCCTGTCACCCTTGAGGTGCTCCCAGGGTTCCAGCCGATGTGCCCGAACGCATGTGACTTGAGCGACTCCAGTCAGGTTCTCAAGTCCTCACGTCGCTGCACAGAGCTGGCTCCCACGGACCTTTGGAGTCGCACCGTAGCGGTAGCTCGGAGCAGGCGGCGTGCCTACCGAAGCCAGCCAGGGTGAGGCCGTGCTCTGCGGTCAAGATGTTTGGGCCGACAAGGCTGTCCTGTACAGGTCATCCACAGACATGCTGTCAAGGCGAACCGCCCGGCTCCTTGAAGGAGCGGCTGGATGAAAGCTCTGGACCACGGGTTACCTGCGGGGCCTGGCGTGCATAGCGATCACGGACACTGTGGCCGGAGCATCGGCAGGAGGGTCGTCGGGTGCCGTGACGGAATCAATCTGGTCCAAGCGCCGTTCGAGGGCGGCAAGGTTGGCGGAGTTGTCGACAGTGGCGATGCCGTTGACGGTGACCTTGAGCGGGTCGGTGAGGAGCTGCGCGATGCGCTCCTGTAGGACTTCGTGGGCGACGGCCCGGGCGGTGCCGAGCCGTTCGTAGCGGCTGGCCAGCTCTTCGGGCGTGGTGTCACTGCCGAGTAGGGCTTGTAGCCAGTGCAGAACCTCACCGGTCACGGTGCGCTCCAGGGAAGTGGTGTGGTGGGGAGCCGGGGCTCCCCACCACGCGAGAGGGGTCAGGCGGACTTCGGCTTCCGGGGCGTCTTGCCGGACTCACCCGCAGGTCCGGGCGGGATGTGCCAGCACTTCGGGTTGGTGATCTGCTCAGCCACGGCCGGATCCTTCACTTCGGTCCCGGCCTGGAGTACGGCCGGGATCCGCTCGCTGGGATCGAGGATGTGAACCGTCGCGGCGAGCACGCCGAGGGACTTCACGGCGGCGCTCACAGGACGGTGGCGGTGATGTGGCAGTCCGGCGAGTACAGCACCGGCATCGCGGCGGCTGCGCCCTTGGTCCAGATCTGCACCGGGTCGTCCTCGACATCGCGGGTGATGATGATGCCCGGTGCGTCTTCCCGCTCGATCGCGGGGTTCGTGCCACGGGAGAGGGCGAGGGACTCGGTGGTGGTGCCGTACTGGGTCTGGCCCCACTTCGCCCGGTCTGGGGGCAGCATGATCCACCGGTCTTCCGGCAGGACCCGCTTGGACACGTCGTCCTGCCACACCTGCGCCTTGTAGAAGGTGATGGGCGGAAGGCCGTAGGTGCCGCGCACCGAGTTGATCTGCTGCGGATTCAGTGTGGCCGTCGGGGTCTGGCCTCCGGCCGGGGCGCCGTAGTACGCCGCCCGGTAGGACTGGTTGCCTGCCAGATGCGACCACGCCTTACGCGAGGTGAGCACCATCTCGGGGGCGGGGGCGCCGATGGAGTCGAGGTAGTCGATCCACCGCAGCTCATCCGCGATCGGGTCCGCAGTCGGATCCGACCACGGCTTCGGCGCGGTTGGCATGTTCGCCGCTGGCACTCCGTAGTCGGCTTCGACCGTGAGGCCGTTCTCCCCGGCCAGGCTGAACTTGCCGTCCAGCAGGACATCACCGGCGGCGAGTTCGAGGCGGGAGCGGATCGCTTCGACGTGCCGCTCCACGTCGTCGTAGAGCAGTTCCACGAGCCGGTCCTCGTCCGCGCCGCGGGCGGCGTCCAGGAGTAGCTGCTCCATCTCACCGACGAGTAGCTTCTGACCCAGCGCGGGCAGGGTGCCCTCGGTCTGCGTTGAGGTGGCCTGCCGCTTGGCGAACGGCACGCTGGTGTCGTAGGCGCGGTAGGAGGCGGCGTTCACGCGCCGCTTGTTCTGCCGCACGCGCCACTTCACGTCCTGCACCCGGGCCTCGGGGAAGACCTTCTGCGTAAGCAGGAAGTCGTCCGGGCTGGGGATGGTGCGCGCGTAGACCGTCAGGTCGGTGACGGAGACGTTGTTCAGGAGGTCGGCGACGCTCACGCGCTCACCGCCCCGAGGAAGCGGATCTGCGCCCCGGCCGGGTTAGGGGTGATCTTGGCCGGGTCGAGGCCGCCGGGGATCTTCGCGGTGTGGGCGGTGCCGTGCCAGAGCAGTGCTGCGGGCACCTTCGTGACGCCGGGGGTGAAGGGTGCGTCGGCGTACAGGAGGCCGGCGAGGACGGCGCGGCCGTCGTCGGCTGCGGGATCGTAGGCCCCGTACAGGCCGGAGGCGGTGATGCGGCCGACGGGGACGCCGGAGCGGATGAAGCCGTGCGGCTGGGCTGCGGTCGGCTCGACGTAGTGGACGTTCTTGGTGAGCTTGGCCAGGTCGAGGGTGATGGTCTCGGTGGAGTCGGTGCCGTGGCGGGAGGCGAGCCAGTCCCGGTCGGCGGTGACCGTCACGGTGGTGGTGTACGGCTGGATGCTCAAGCCGTCTTCTCCAGGTGGTGCGGTGCGGTCACGCCCTCACCAGGTGCGGTGGGTGCGGTCCACGAGGAGAAGAAGGGAAGGGGCGTGGTCCCCAGCAACAGCCAGCCGCTCACCGTGAGCGGCCAGCCGGTCTAGGGGGTGTCGGGCAGCAGGCCTCGGCGTCGGGCCATCTCCAGACCGGCAGCGCCGGGCGGGCGCTCTGTGCCGCCGGGGCGCGGCGGCGGAACCGACGCCGGAGCTCCGCCCGGGGCCGGGGGGATGTCTCGGGTGGGGGAGCCGAACAGCTCGGGGCGGCGCTGGCTCAGCTCCTGAACCGCCTCGTCCAGGGCTGAGGTGTCCGCGTCGTCCGGCAGGCGCAGCAGCGACACGGCGTCGTCCAGGTCGGGGCCGGTCGCGCCGGCGGAGACCAGCACGGCGCGACGCGCTGCCTCCCGCTCCTGGGCGAGAGCCGCAGCCTCGCGCGCGAGAGCCGCCTGTTCGCGCTCGATGACGGCCTGTTCACGCCGCTCGGTCTCGGTCAGTCGGTCCTGCTCGGCCTGCCGGACCCCCGCGAGGTACTCCTCCAGCGCCGCCGTATTGGAGAACCCGAGCTTCTCGATCAGGGAGCGGACCGCTGCACGGCCGCCTTGATCTTTTTCCCGGGCCATCATCGTGTTCAGCTGCTTCTGGCTGACGCTGACTGTGGCCTCGTCGTTCGACGGGTCTTCCGGGGAGGCACCGCAGATCGGGAAGATCGGGCGGCCGTCACGGCGGTAGCCGAGCACGGTTCGCGGAGCGGGCATGCTGCGGGTCATCAAGTGGTGCTACTCCCACGACGGCCCCGCGCCGCGGCCCAGTCTACGGAACCGAGCGATGAACCCTGCGGTAGGTGCCCTCCGACCTGCGTAAACCCGTGGGCTGGCATGATCGAGATCATGAATATGGGCGGGGAAAACGCGGGGGTAGAGCACGACTCCCCGGCGCGGCTGGGGCGTCGTCGGGTGCTGATAGGCGGCGGCATCCTGGCCGCCGCTGCGGTTGGCGCGGCTGTATGGGTGTGGGCGCCGTGGGTCGACCGGAGCCCGTTCACCGGCTACTCAGTCGGGACGGCCGATGGGGAGTACACCATTCCGGGGTCTACGGCCGATACCTGCGTACGCAAGGGGGCCTCCGAAGAGCAAACTGTGATCTACGACGAGGACGGCCACAAGCTCGCCGCAGGGCGCGCGCCGAGGGAAGGCGAACGGCTCGGGCCGGAGTTCGGAGATTTCGCAGGCGACTGCCTGTTCGTCACCCGCATCGACAATATCCCTGGCGGCAAGGGCTCCTACTTCAGCGCATGGGGCGGCGGAAGCAAGAGCGAGGTGGCTGAAGAGTGGCTGAGAGAGTCCCCCGAGGACCAGCGAGAAGGCCTCAAGACGGCGAAGAAACTGGACTCCGAGGAAGCGGAGGAGCTGGACTGACGGGCTTCTCGCCGGACTCTGTCTCGCTGATCATCCGCCTCTCCGTGATCCGCACGACCTCTTCGCGGGCGTCATCAATGGGGTACCCGGCGTCCTGCAACATGCGGATGCCGGTCTCCAGCGCCAGCACCCCGGCAGTCACCCCCTTGACGACCTCTTCGAGGATCGCTGGCCGGTCCGTAGGGGTGTGCGGCCCGAACACCAGACGAGCGGGAAGAACCGCGCCCTGAGGCCAGCCGTCCGCCCGGCCTGCCTGGTGGATCCGCTGCACCATCTTCAGCAGCAGAGCGTACTTGTGCGCGCGGGCCAGGCGCATCGCGTCGACGAGCGAGTCGAGTGGGCCCAGGGAGAGCTGGAGCGCGTACCCGCTGGGTACATCGGAGGGGTCGACGGTGCCCAAGCTGACCGCGGGCAGGCGGGCGTTGACCGCTGCGCGGTCGCGTATCTCCTCGACGCGTGCTCGGAGTTCAGCGAGCTGGTGGGAGGTGTCCAGGACGTCCATGCGGCCGCCGTCGCCGAGCGCGAACACCGTGCCCGGTTCGATCGTGAGCGGCTTGGGCCTGCCAGACACCCGGTCGACCTCGGGACGGGCGCCGGCGAGCCCGATGATCGGTGCGCCGGTCGTCGAAGAGGCCCGGGCAGAATCGGTGTCGGTCTCGGCCAGCTCATCGAGGGCCTGCATGACCTTGGCCAGCGTGGATTGGCCGAAGTGCTCGCCGTCCGCGATGGTGTTGCTGATGTGGACGAGCGGGATGAAGTCCAGCCGCAGATCGAGCCGGTCAAGGACCACGCCGTCCGCGCGGGTGCGGAACCGTGCCTTGTCCAGGGGCAGGTCATCGAGTTCCTGACCGTGACGCAGATCAGAGATCACCCACTCCGCGTCGGTCAGGTAGCAGGTCGTCGCGGACGGCCGGTCAGGCGCCCAGGGATAGGTGCGCTGGAGGCGGCCGAGGGCGTCGTCGTAGCTGTCTCCGGCCTGAGGGACGGGGGCGGTCGGGGCCTCCGACGAGCTGATGCCGCTTGACTCGTCCGCGGGTCGGATCGGTCCGAGTTCGTAGGTGATCCGCCTGAGCCGCTGTTTGAGACCACGCTTGGGGTCCTCCGGGATCTCCCACGCCAGGTGCACCCGGCGCGGGTAGTCTCCCGGGTCCGCGTCGTCCTCGAGGACGGGAAAGTAGAAGCCGGGATCGTAGGTCTTCAGCCTCACCCGCTGCTTGTCGGGGTCCCAGGCCAGGAGGTACAGGCCGTCACCGAGCAGGACGGCCTTCCGCTCGGCCGCCTGCATCCGCAGCGGCAGCAGCTCGGCCTCCGCCCACTCCCTCAGCCGCTGTTGCACGGCGGCAGCGGCGATCGCCTCCGAGGTAGCGTCCTCGTCCTTGGCGTGCTCGGCACCGGGCACGATGATCTGCTGCGACTTGCCCAACAGGTGAGCCAGCGTGGTGTCCACGAACGCGGACGCGTCCCCGAACTCCCGCCGCTCGCCCGCCGCCTCGTTGCCGGCGAGGCTGGCGAGTTCCCCTGCCTGGTTGTTGTCGTAGGCGACGAGGAGCTTGTACGCGGCCAGGCGGCGCACCGCTTCATCAGGAAGCCAGGTCGCTTGCCCGGCGGGGGCGAGAGCCCGGTGCGGGCGCCCATCACTGCCGGACATCACCGGCTTGTAGTTCAGCCACGACCACGCGTCGGTCAGGAAAGTCCGCAGGCCCACGGCGGTAGGTCCCATCGCCAGCCCCACGCCACATTCAGCGTAGGTGACACGGGAACGGCTGCCCTGCGGACCCCGTAACCCCAGACCTAAGAGTGGACCTGAGCTTCCTCAGGTGCGGACGGTCCTTGTGGAGAGTGGGGTGTCGCTGCCTGCCCCCGGCCGCAACGGCCTCGTGCCTTTCCGATCCCCGTCACGATCCCCATGACGATGAACGGCCCCAAGACCTCAGACAGCAAATCTCCGCTGATCCAGTGCCAAAGCCCAATGAAAACGTCCACACCCCTCGCCCTTCGGTAGACCTTGTGGAGTCCAGCCTGGGACAGGACAAGGGAGCGGGGACGAGGTTGGACGATAGCTGCTGGCGTCGGACACTATTGGACAGAGTTGGACAGTGAGGGGGAAGCGATGCCACAGCTGAAGCGTCCGCAAGTCGGCGGTCCGCTGAAGGATCTGAACGACGCACTGCACGAACTGCATGCGCAAGCGGGCCTGCCCTCGATCCGACACGTGCAGCGGGACCTCGGCGGCGCCGAGGTTGCCAGCAGGGGCCGAGTCCACGACGCCTTCACCAGTGCTCGTCTGCCGACTTGGGGACTCGTCCAGCTTCTTGTTGAGGCCCTGTCGAAGGCCGCTCCGAACTCTGACCCGGCGCGAGAGGAACGACGCTTCCACTCACTGTGGCTCGCAGCGTCTGGGGCACCCGTGCTGCCACCTGCCGAGGCCGAGAGCCGCAGGGAAATTGACACGTTTACCTCTGCAGGCGATCCACATACCGTCGTGGCTGTGCGTGTTGAGTGGGAAGAGCCTGGACTGGTGGAAATGTCCACCAGGCGCTGGATAAGGACGGTCGTTGACAGGGCGCTGGGGGACATTGGGTACCCCGTGGCCGGGCCTCATCGGCAAGACGGCAGCGCAGGTTCTCTCATCACGCTTAAGTCCCTTCGGGACAGCCCCAGCCTTGCCGCATCGACGCTCCTAGCAAGTGTCGATGACGTCATGGCTGCTGGACCGGGGCCCTCTGCGAGGTCAGGCGTCCGGTTCTTCGCCCGTCTGGGGACCACGAGGCGCAGGTACCCCAGCGGTCAGGAGATAGTCGGCGACTCAACGATTGCCGATCTGGACAGGCTGTGGAGCCATCCAAAGTTGGCAATTTCAAGTGGAGGGCGTGTTACCGCCTTCATTAGTGGGTGGTCTAAACGTGAGCGAGATTTCCCTGGCGCATGGGAAAAGGTCTACCTGAATGAGAGTGGGTCTGCTCCTGGCCGCTTTGTTCTGATGCGACGCGAAAACGACCCATGGTCTTCCACCATGGGGCATGGTGACCCTCCCTTCTGAATTCGCGCAGTCGCGCTACCGCCGCCGCACCAACCGGTCATCTCGGTAGGGGGCCAGCGCGGCATCCTGCTGCGCCGTACCCGCCAGTTGCGTCAGCCCATGTACTGCGGCGTCCATGCGGTCGGGGCTGTCCATGCCCGCGACCCACGTCACCATCTGCTGTTCGAGGGTGGGCCACTCCCCGACGTGGTGCACCCGGCCCTGTTCGTAGAGCTGGGTGATCGGTTCCGCGCGCAGTCGCTTGCCGCTCTTGGCTGTCACGGGCAGCACCGCAGGCATGAGCATGTTCTCGGTGCGCTCTTCCCGGGCGAGCTCCTGCCACGCCTGGTGGAGGATCTGGCTGCTCATGTCGCCGCCGAAGTTGGACTCGACGACGATGGCGTCGGCACGCAACTCGATGGCGAGCAGGCACGCTTCGCGACCCCAGGCGTCCGCGCCTCGGTTGGCGGAGCGGTCGTCCAGGACGTAGAGGTGTCCGTCCCGGTCACGGGCTGCGGCGACGATGCCGGTCTCATCCCCCACGGCGGACTCACCGCCCGCGGGGTCGACGGCGACGACGATCCGCGTGAGGTCGATGCCACGGAACTGAGCTGCCGAGATCCGGTTGTTGGTGATCCAGGGCCACTGCCATACGCCGGCGGCCTGGGGGCGCGGCTGCTGCATGTACAGCGACCACCACACGCGCTCGCCCACTGAGCGGCGTATTTCAGCGAGGGCGTCGGCGTCGTACCGCTCGGGCCACAGCGGTGTCCCGATGGGACGCTGTAGGGCGTCGTTGGCGGAGAGGGCGACGGCGGGCAGATCGATGACGGTCCACCGGTCGCCCTCATCAGCCAGGACTCGGCCGGCGAGGTCGTCTTCGTCCCAACGGGTCTGGATCAGGATGACGGAGCCGCCCGGTTCGATACGGGTCAGCAGGACGGCCTGCCACCACTCCCACAGCCGTTTCCGCATCGTGGGCGAGGAGGCCTCGGCTGCGTCCTTGATCGGGTCATCGACCACCGCCAGGTGGGCGCCCTTGCCGGTGAGGCCTCCGCCGACGCCGGCCATGACCGCGCCGCCCTCGGTGCCGGTGAGGTCGAAGCGGTTGGCGGCGGACGAGCCGGGCCGCAGGCTGATGCTGAGCTGGGACTGGTAGTTGAGGATCGCGTCCCTGATCCACCTGCCGTGATCGTCGGCCAGGTCGGATGAGTAGCTGGCGATCATCACGCGGTGCTCGGGGCGGCGCCGTAGGTACCAGAGCGGCGCCCACCTGGCAGCCCTGCGGCTCTTGCCGTGCCGCGGGGGCATCGTCAGGAGGAGCCGTGTCGGCTTGCCCGCGGCGACCTGCTCGAAGGCGGCGTCGATCAATCCCAGGTGCGGGGCCTGCATCTCGCGGCCGTCGGTGAGTACGGCAGCCATCGCCCCTGGTGAACGGTCCATCGCCAGCTCACGCTCGATACGCACGAGCCGGGCGCGGAGTTCGGGGGTGGAGGCGGCGGCTATCTCACGGCGGCGCTGAGCGGGAAGCGTCCGGTAGAGGTCGAGAACCGCCGCTTCGTCAGCCCTTCCCACCCTCGCCACCGGCGAGGTTGATCAGGCGCTCCAGCTCGTCCAGGCCCGCGGTCTCCACCTGCACGGCGCCACCGTCCGGGCCGGAAACTTCCGTGCGCACGGGCCGGTCCAGGCCCAGGAGGCGGCTGCTGCGCTCGATGATGCGGACCGCCCGGTCGACGGCCTGGTAGTCGCCGTTGCGGATCGCGGCCCGGTAGACGCCGAAGAACAACCGCTCCAGACGCTCCACCATGAGTTGCCGCAGCTCGTCGGTCCGGTCGTCCAGGGCGGTGGTGCGTTCGGCTAGGGCCTTGGAGACGTCCTTGCAGGCGAGTTCGATGAGCCGCTTGTCGGTGGGTGGCTGCTGCTGCCGCTTGTACTTGTCGATGCCGTACCCCTGCGGGTACGCGACCCCATCTGTGTTGATCGCGGGGTCAGCGGCGAGCTTGCGGCCGATCGTCAGCCAGTCGACTCCGGCGAGTTTGAGGTCGATGGCGTCGGCGCGGCGCTGGGTGATGGCAGCCCGGGTGGCCCGGTTGGGGCGGCCCATGACACAACTCCCTGACCCGCACCCACGTCCATGATCCCTGACTCAAGCGGCGACCGGTGGTTGTCACCTACTGGCCTGGGCTGGCGCGATTTCATGTTGGTCCGGGGAACGCTGCTGATGTCCCTCCCTTACGCCAACGCCATCCGGAAGAGTCTCGGCGCCCCGTGCGGCGGCCGCCTCCCACGGCAGCGCGGGCATAGTGCCCCGCGACGAGATCGAGGCGGGGGGCAACAGCTGCTTGCAGAGCTCGCCCACTCGTGTGGAGGCGGTGTGGTTCGTGCGCGCGGTGCGGCATCGCGCGGCTGTCACGGCGACCAATCGCGGCAAAAACGGCTTCGGGACGCCTCCAGTTGTTCGCGGCCGCCGGGGCAGGGACATGCCGAGGGACCGACCACAGAGGTCGGCCCCTCAGCATGTCCCGGGTGCTGCCACGCACACCGGCACTGGAAGGTTCAGGCCCGTTCGGTAAGGAAGGAGTCCGCAGCCGTCGGGGAGGTCGAACCTGTCATGGAGCGTTGCATCCCCCCGGTGGGGCAGGCAAGCCAACGCCGTTGAGGTGGGTCGCAGATGCATTAACCGCCCTGCATGTCAGTTACGTTGTGTGATCGATGCAGGTCGGTGGTTCGGATCCGCGCGGATGAGCTGCGTAGCTGCCCACCAGGGTTCAGGGGCGGTCCTCAAGCGCATCAATTGCCGCGAGGTTGAGGGGACATGGGGCACTATGCATTCACGCATTCGGGCGTGCCACCGCCTGAGCGTGATCGAAGGAGTCCGCAGTCGCCGGCGGCGGTACCTACGGGTGCCGCTGCCCTGATCCCCGAGGGGGACCTCGCATGAGCCGCAGGCGCCATGCCGCGGGTGTTCGCACACCCGCCCCGCACCGTCTCACCGGTACCGAGACGGCCGTCATCATCGTCATCGTCCTGACCAGCACTGCACTCGCGTGGGGCGGCCTGGACCCGAGCACCGTCCTGCAGCTGCTCGCTGGCGCGATCCTGATCTCAGTGGGATCGGTGGTGACCCTGCGCTTCTGCCGCCGGGTACCGCTGCCCCTGCCATAGGCCTGAGGGAACGTCATGGGACGTCCCGAGAAGCCGATCCGCACGCTCAACCCGAACCTGATGATGCTGGCCACGTACCTGCGCGAGACACGGGCAGAGGCCGGGATCACGTACGCCGACCTCGCGGCCCGTACCCGTCACCTCTATTCCGCGACCACGCTGCAGCGGGCGGCCAGCGGCGAGCGCATACCGCGCCTGGAGGTGGTCGAGGCGTACGTGCTCGCCTGCGGACCGCGCTCGACGGAGCGGGCCCGCCGCCTCTGGCGCCAGGCCCGCTCCTACGAGCACGGCGCGAACTACACAAATGCACCCCGGCCTCGCCTGGTAGAGAGCGCGGCGGACCTGCGCGCTGCGCTGCGCGCGACGTACCACAAGGCCGGCGCCATGCCGCTGCGGGAGATGGAACGCAGGGCAGGGCTCGGCCGACTTCCGCGTACCACCGTGCGACGCATGCTCGGCGGCACCACCATGCTCGACCAGGAGCAGCTGCGCTCCTTCCTCACGGTCTGCGATGTCCCTGAACGGGATCACCAGGATTGGCTCGACGCCTGGACTCGCGTGTGGAAGCGCAGCACTGTCGACGAACTCCACGAACGGAAGCTCATGGACGAGATGACCGTGCGGCTGACAACGCCGGCAGCGAAGGCGATCAGCCGACAGCTCATGGGCCGTCCGCCGTCGGTGAAGCAGTTCAACATCCGGCGGACGCTCTCGCGCATCGATGAGTTGAACGAGGACACCACGCGGGTCGGGTGAAAACGCTCGGCTCGGCAGCGGGTAGACCCGTCCTGCTGGCTGAGTCGTTTCTTTCCTGAGTTCACGCTGTTCTGAAAGCTCGAACACGAGACGATGATCTCCGCCCCATTGAACGTTGAAAGCTTAACTGCCGGAAACTAGCTCGGCCGCCCGTGAGGACCGAATCCATACGGGCGGCCGGTGGTTAGTCGAGCGTCAGCTGCTCCGATGTTGGGTGTCGACGGGCATCAAGGTCCAGTGGTTGGGTGTCGCGCACGTTGTAGTGGGCTCGTAGCCACCATGCGAATTGCCAGTTGCGGCAGGTTCGATACAGTCGCGAATTCCTGTTCGGTGCGTCTTGTGGAATGGAGTGTTCTCCCCACCCGGTGATGGGGGTGGCGTTGTGGAGTCGCACGCCGAGTCCGTCAACGAGTGCGTTTCCCTTCCAGTTCTCGCCCGGCGTGTACTCGAAGGCAAGATGTGCGTTGCGAGTCCAGTTCCACGGGATGGGTAGGGCGCACAGGTACCAGGCGGCGGGCGGATTCGCGGCTGGAAGGTGCACTGTCTGGTACCACAGTTTGCTGCTGACATGTGGTCGGTCGCAGTCGGCGAAGGTCTTGAGGCAGTGTTGCGTCAGGTCGAGTTGGCGTATGCCGGCCAGCCACATGATGCTGTACCTGTCGCGGGCCTCTATGTCGATGCGAACCCGGTCCGAGTTCGCCCCCAGTGTCATTTTGTTACCCCTCCATATTAGAGTTCCTTTCCTTGGTCAATTCTATCAGAATTGACGATACTCCTTCATGTTTGCCGTGGCGGAATTCGTTGGGGTAAGGCATGTTGAATTCCTCCGAAAATGCCTTCTCGTAATCCTCGACGGGGAGGGGGCGTGGCTTGCGACAGACCGCCTTAACGGTGGCGCGACTGATGTCGCTCATCTCTACATCTTCGAAGTAGCGAGAGAGGAGCCCGCGCAGTGACTCAGGGGTGTGGTAGCGGATGCGCTGCCACTTTCCCTTGACGAAGCGCATATCCACATTGTGAGCGTCCAGGAACGAGAGCCGGGTCGAATCGCGGCTGATCGAGTGCTCGGACTTCTCGTATGCCATCTCGCGCTCAAGGTTGCGGGTGCCGACGCAGACCTGGCCGTCCGGGGCGCACAGGGCGTTCACCGTGGTCAGGACCCAGTGCTGGTAGTCCAGGCTCGTCGTCGCGTTGATCACCGAGTCGAGCACCACGACCTCGTACAGGCCGTTCTCCCGGAGCTCTCGTTCGATGCCACGGAGCTGGCCGACGATGGTGCGGATGTCGAGGGAGTACTTGCCCTTGAGGGTGCGGTAGGGCTCGTAGTCCTGCACCCGGTACCCCTTGGCCCGCAGGTGCCGGGCGTAGTCGCCGTGACCGGCCCCGAAGTCGACGACGCGGTGCGAGGTGGTCAGCCACGGCAGCACGAGCCGTTCCCATACCTCGGACTTGTAGCGGACCTGGTCGGCCTTGGCCTTGGAGGAGTGCTCACGGAGCCGGTTGGGCTGGACGATGTGCTGATTCCACACCGGCGCCTGCTCTTCGAGGCCGGACCAGTCGTAGACGCCGTACTCCCCGGTCAGGTCCTCAACGAGCTGGCCGGCGTCGAAGGATGCGACCGTCCACGCCAGGACGTCGAACCGCTGAGACTTCGCGACGGCGGCGTACTCGGCGTTCAGCACGATACGGCCCTGATCGTCGATGACGACCGAACCCCACGGGCCGTGGGCGGCAGTCATGAAGCCGATCGCCTGCTGGCACGGAAGGTTCTTCGACTCCTCAACTTCGATGGTCTGCCACGGAATCCAGCACCACTGACCGATCGGCCCTGGCTCGGCGTACACAACCGACGACTCGGTCTCTACGCGGTTGTGGAGGAGGTTGAACTTGATCTCGTCCTGAAGCCTGACCTTCTGCGGGAGGATCATCGCCGGAGTTGTCTCCAGCCCGACCGCCTTCAACCCCTTGGTTCTCTGGTGGCCCGCGACCAGGGTGCCGTCGGCGTTGAGGATCACCGGCTTGACGATGCCGTGGCGCCGCAGAGAGGCCTGAAGTCGCACGAAGGCGTCCTCGGACAGGTGACGCGGGTTGTAGTCCGCGGGCCGCAGCTTCACCAGGGGATAGGCAGGGTCGAAGCGGACATCGAGGGACTTCACGTGTTTGCCCCCTCCTGCGCGCGGTGCTCCTCGTTGAGGACGTGCCACCCGAAGCCCATGTCGGAGTCGTTGTCGCCCACGAACGTCTTGTACAAGGCGTCGAGCAGCTCGACCTCGGCTTGGGTGATGCGCACGCGTGTGGAAGACCACTGGAGGTAGCCCCACTGCAAGTAGTCGACGGTGGCCGCTGCTCCGGTGCCGGCGCCGTCCGTGGGGAGCTCGATCGGCTCTGGGAGCGCGGTCTCGTCGAGGAGTTGGTCGAGCTGGTCTTGGTCGTAGCCCGTGCCTTTCAGGTCCGGCAGGTCCTGAAGGATGTCCGCGAGGAGGAGGGTGTCGTACCCGGCCAGGTCGCTGGTGCGATTGTCGACGACGACGATCTTCGCGGCCGCCTCGTCGTCTACATCGAGCCAGGTGACGGCGATCTCGCCCCACCCGAGTTGCTTGGCCGCCTTGTAGGTGTGGTTACCGGCAAGGATTTCGTTTGGGCGGCCCGTCGAGGTGCCGCGGTTGACGACGATCGCCCGGTACTGGCCGTGCGTGGACAGAGACTCGCTGATGGAGTCGACGTCACCGGTTCGCGGGTTGCGGTGGTAGGGGGATAGCTCATCAACGGGTACGGCAAGATCAGCGAGCGAGGCCGGTATGCGAGAAGCGGCGGGCATGAGGCTCCAGCCCCGCGCCCGTCACCGAGACTAGGTGATCAAGCGACGGCGGCCGATGCGTTCTGTCGAGCGCCGTACGCCGTTGGACGTGACGAGCAGCCAGGTCACTGCGTGTGCCCAGCTAGCGTGGGTGGTACGAGCTGGCCTCCAGGCCCTGCACGGCCAGCACCTCGGAGTCCAGTAGGTCGCGCTCAGTACGCCCGCCGTCCTCGCGGTACTCATTTCCGTAGGCAAGGCTGGTGCGAGCGACATCAGCGAGAGCCCACGGCGTGTGTTTCCGGGCCGGGCTGTTTCACCATGTGTCGCTGTGCCAGTGAGCTGATGCTGTGGCGATGACGGGCAGCACGGCACAGAGGCGCTGCTGCCTGACTCGCTGTACGTACTCGGTGCGCCTTCCGCGCGCCGCCGCCCGGGCTCGTAACTGATCTGCTTTCCGCCGCACGCTTCCAGGCGGCCGTCACAGCATAGGGGGAGCGGAATCGGCCATGTTTGCGGACAGGAGTGTTTCTTGCGTGAATCGCGAGGATTGTCCATCCAGTTGCTTATCATACGGCTCCACGTGCGTGGCGGTGAACTGGCTATTCACGGGCCCAGCCAGAGTCCTGGGTCAGGCCTGCCCCGGGCTCTTCGATGAGTTCTCTGTACCTATCAGGTCAGTGTTTGCACGCTCAATTGATCCTGTACGTGCGTGCTGATCGCCTGCTGCTGCCAGGTTGCCGGCGGGTGCCGGCGAGCCGGTCGATGTCGCGTGCGCACCCCGCGCCGCGCTACAACTTCTCGCAGGGAGAAAACATTGCGACTCAGACGGCTTTGTACGACCGTCGTTGCACTCACCGTCTTAGCAGGCAGTGGCGTTGCCGTGGCCACAGCGGACGACGCGGCGGACCTGCCAGCAAGCGCACCTCGCACCGGTGGGCAGGAGCAGACCCGCACTGGTGTGCTTGCCGAGGACATACCGGGGGCGGACGAAGCGGAGACTGCTCCTGAGGAAGAGGAGGAGCAGCCGCCGGCGGGCGAGGTATGCAACGAGGCTACCGAGGAGGACCAGGGGGCATGCCTGGAGCCGATGCCGGTAAACCTCGAGACCCTGCCGCAACGCCTCTCCCGTTCTCCCCAGGCCGGAGTTGACCCGCCGACCTGGTGCCCGACTCAGTCCCAGTTGGTGAAGAGGACACGCACCAAGGCTTGCATGGTGCGAGGCTGGCGCTACTGGACGAAACAAAGGATCAACGGACGCTGGGTGAAGACCGGCGAAACCGAAATGATCTTCCTCAGCTACAGCTACGGCAACAGCGGGATAGGCCGCGTCGCGCACCAACTGGAGATCTACGCCACCAAGGGCTGGGGCGACACCCTGAAGGCGACCATCGATGGCGTGGGAGCCGCCCGAAACTCGTGCGTCACCGAAAGCGCGAAATTCCCGGGCCAGAAGCTGACGCTGCACAAGTGGATGACGGGCGAGGCGTTCTTCGACACGACCGCGACTGCCGCAGGGGCGAAGGGCAAGTGCGGAACGGGCTGGGATATGAAGGTCCAGAACGCGCCCTACAAGCCCGTGGACTTCCCGAGCAGGCTGAACCAGTTCCGCTGCGACAATGACACCGGTGGGCGGCCGGGCGTCGGGTGTGTGGTCCCCACCTACGCCTCCGACTTGCAGTTCAGCAAGGCCAGGATTCCCGACGTGGCCAGGCACATCACTTTGGCCCAGGCCTCCGGCCTGCCCAAACGGCTGACCCGCACGACGAACAAGTCGATCAGGCAGACGAACAACCGGCTGGCATGCGGCGATCGGACCCCGACCGGGGGCAAGAACTGCGACGAATACCCGCTCGCTACCTCAAGGAACGGGTTGAGCGCGGGCGGCACACGTCGCACCTTCGACGGCTGCTCCTACAACGACATCCCCTCGGGAACTGGCTTGAAGGGCGCCAGCGCCTGCGCGGTACCCGAGAGGCAGAACAGCTCACAGGGCGGTACCACCGGTGCGTTCTACAAGAGCCATCGGGTCCTGGACGGAGACCCCTTCGACGTGAAGGTCATCCCCTGAAGCGGCCGGAGCGGGACGGCTGAAAGCCCTCCTTTAGCCAGCGCGCCGCACTAGTGTCCGGGGCCGGACTCAAACAGTCCGGCCCCGGACACCCGCCAGCCGGTGGACAGACTGCACAAGGCAGGAGCGACGACAATGCGCACCGTGGAAGCCATAGACGGCCTGTTCGGGATTCTGGATGAAGGTGATCTCCCCGCCGACACCGCGGACTGGTCCAACGGTCTGGTGGCTGTGATGAGCGCCGGAGCACTCATCGCCACCGGAGTCGCCTTCGGCCCTGTCCGCGTGCAGACAGCCACCAGCCTGGAGGCCCCGCCCGCAGCCAACGAGGGGGACGGGTGGGACGAGATCATCGAAGTCACTGTCCAAGCACCCACCGGCCGTCTGCGCGCGCACTCCCTCGAGGACAGCAGCTTCCCTGAGCTGCCGGTGCTCAGCACACACGGCCGCGGGCCGTACCGCCTGCGCGTCCACGCCCGCGGCCGCGCAAACCAGGCCGCCGAAGATCCTGTCGAGGACTACCTGCTGCAAATCTGGCCCGCTGGCGCCGACGAGGACGTGGTCATCCTGCGCAGCAGTGAGCGCATCGAGAGGGCGCTGAGCGAACCCTGGACGACGGAAGGCGCCCCTGAGCCTGAGCCTTGCAACACGAGGAAGGACGATGAAGAGCTGCGCGCCCGACTCCTTCGCGGTGGCGGATCCCATCCCTTGCCGGATACAGAGCGCGGGAGCGCATGACTTGCCGAAAGCGGAAAGGCGCCATCGCGGCCCCAGGGCGGTGGCCGCCGCCGTCGGCACGGCGACCGCGAAGTACTGGCCGCATTCGTCTTCGTGACGACTTCTGGCTGCACGTAGCAGCAGTTGCCGACTGCCTCGTTCGGACCGTCCGGCGCGAAGGATCACCGCCGCTTCACCGAGTGGACGAAGGCCCGGGTGTGGGCCAACTCCACCGCTTGGTCCTAGACGAACTGGGATCCCGCGGCGAGCTGGACTGATCCCAGTACGCAATCGACTCGGTCAACATACGGGCCCTGAAAAGGGGGAACTGACAGGTCCGGATCCTGTAGACCGAGGCAAGTACGGGTTAAAAATCCACTTGTTCACGGAGCGGAGCGGCCTGCCCCTGTCCATCGGTATCTCGGGCGCCAACACGCACGACAACCAGGCGCTGATCCCGCTGGTGAAGGGCATACCCCCGACCCGCTCGCGGCGAGGACCCAGGCGACGCAGGCCCCACAAACTTCACGCCGACCATGGCTACGACTACAGCCACCTGCGGCGATGGTTAGCCTGCCGAGGCATCCGGCACCGCATCGCCCGCAAGGGCATTGGGACCTCGCAACGGCTCAGCCGCCACCGCGGGACCATCGAACGCACCATGGCCTGGCTCGCCGGATGCCGACGCCTGCACCGCCGCTACGAACGCAAGGCCAGTCACTTCCTCGCATTCACCAGCATCGCCTGCACCTTGATCTGCTACCGCAGGCTCACCAAATGA